TAGTAATTGAAGTACTTGACCAGGTAGTCTACTTCGGCCAACTTCTTGGGGATGATCCGCCGCTCTCCCGCCGAGGTCTACATCAAGTATCTGTTGTCCCACACGCACGGGTACACCGACGCAGAGGTGATAGACCTTCTGCGTCTCGGGCACTTAGACTTCCTCGGTACGGGATACCTCCAGCGGTTGCGCGCTGAGATGGTGGTTCCCATCCCATTTCGTCCGAGCGACCTTACGCACCGCCCTTCTGCGAGCTTTTTGAGGCAGCAGCGTATCCACTACCTGTACCATCCCGACGCCGCGATGACCCGCGCGTTGGAGCTTCTGGGGGACCCCCACACGAAGGAGCTCATCGAGTCGATGATCATCACGGATGACCCGGATGAGCTCATCGTCTTTAGGCTCACGGCTATTGGCAAGCAGGCAGACCAAAAGGTAGTAGAGCGCTACCGGTTCTTCTTCTTCAACACGACGCTCGTGGATTCAACGGAGCTTCGAGCGCTCTTGAACTACCGGGTCGACTTCTCGGACCCCGAAGATGACCCCTATGAGCAGCAGATGCGCAGGTCACTTCAGAAGGCCCAGAAGAGAGATCCGAGAGTGCTTGCCGCCCAGCAGCCTACGAAGCCTGTTGCCAGTTTGTTGAATCAGATGCGCATGGGGTTCATGCCCGAGAAGTTGCAGCTGGGTACTCTAGTAGAAGCCACGAGAGTAGCTGCATTGGCACAAGCAAACACAGCAGCTCATGTTGGAGGAGTAGCAGGGGCGACGGAGACTCAGGGTTTTGTGCTAGCTGCCAAGATGCTGACAGAGCTCCTACAGGACATCGGTAGCGCGGATACCGACCTCACTAGGGAGCTCCAGACGTTGGCACTGAAGACGGAGTCTAGGCCACTGCCCTACATCGCAGAGTTATCAGGAGGGGAACACACCGTAGAAGTCATGCCCTCCGTAGAGAGAGACAAAGCATATGTCGAATGAACGCTCGGTGAGTCTCGGGGAGCTAAGTCCTACGGAGGCCACTGCCTCCCTTGGTCGTGAGATTTCCCGGGAAACAACAGCAGAGCAGGTGCTGGAAGGGGCTCCCAAGCTTACCTCCAGATCCTTCTCGGGGTTCCGCGCGGACTACGGAGTTGTGGAGGGGAACCTTGTGGTTCACTTCTACCTACCCAGCGGTCTGGCAGAGGCTCTGAAAAAAGCAGATCCCAGGTATCAGCAGCAATGGGAAGTCTACTGGCTCCGGACGTTTCCGGACGTACTAAGCCCGGTGGCGAAGAGATACTTCCGGGCGGACACGCCAAGGATTGTGGCGAAGTATACGGAGGAACTGGCGAGCTGGTGGTTCTGTGCGAAGGGGTTTGGGGACGCGATTGACCCCGATGCACTACTTCTGGGTTTTCTTCAGAAGATGGACGAGGGACTGAAAGAACTGCGCCACTGAGCTCGATATGCCCCTTGTAGAACTTGAGGCGCTTCATCCCCCAGCCACATTCCTGCAGGTAGTCCCTGGCGTAGCGGGTAAGGCAGCGGTGCGACTTCCTGGGTACTTCTTCTCTCGTACGCAAGGCTACGTACTCCACGCCTTCTTCGCTCTTGAAGACTACCTCTCCCGTGAACACGGGAACGGCACTGTGAAGAGACTGGCCAAGCCTCTCTACCACTTCAAGCCACGTGCTGCTGTGCTGCGGAGGGAACATGGCTGCTGAGGAAGTCTACACCACTGAAGTAGAAGATCCTCTGGATGACACATGGCACGTCGATGGGTGGGAGAATCCGCAGCATATTTGGACCCCAGAAGCCGCGCCCAGGGAGTCTCCGATAATCAGGATGCAGGCGCGGCAGAGGCTGGAGGCGATGCCTGCTCTGCGCCCCTCTCAGTTTACTGAGTATGCGTTCCGTATGCCTAAGACGGAGCAGTACTTCGACGATGAGGGACAGTCACAGGAGCGGGTGACGATCGACCAGTTCACCTTCGAGGGGAGGAGGCACTTAGTCCGTTGCTACGATACCCCCGCCCCAAGAGTTCTGCTTTTCTGTGCCAGGCAGGTGGAGAAGAGCACGCTGCTCGGAAACATCATCCTTTGCTACATGAGCATGATCCCGGGGTACCTGGCGCTCTACGTCAGCCCTTCGGCGACTCAGACGAAGACGTTCAGTAACGATAGGGTGAAGGGGGCCATCGAGACCAGCCCTGTTTTGCGTCGTTTCACGACGACGATGTTGAGTCAGAACATCTTCGAGAAGCAGTTCGTCAATAGATCGAAGTTGACTCTCCGGTACGCCTACCTGAATGCGGACCGTACCCGCGGGATTCCTTCCTATGGGTTGTTCATGGATGAGTTCCAGGACGTTCTCACAGGCAACGTGCCTGTCATTCAGCAGTGCCTGAGCCATGCGCCAAGGTATCTCAAGCGTCAGGTGTTCTCAGGCACGCCTAAGAGCCTAGACAACCATCTAGAGTACTACAGGGCTAACTCGAGCACTCAAGGAGAATGGGTTGTTCCTTGTGACGCCCACGGGGGGGAGACGGGGCGCTACTGGAACGTGCTGGGGGAGAAGAATATCGGCAAAAAAGGTCTGGTCTGTGAGAAGTGCCACAGGCTGATCAACCCTATGCACCCAGACGCCCAGTGGGCAAACATGGTTCGGGAGGCCGCCTGGGAGAGCTACCGCATCCCTCAGTTGATGGTGCCCTGGATTGATTGGAAGCAGGATGTTGTTTACAACTACGAGCACTACCCCCGGGAGAAGTTCAACAACGAGTGTCTTGGTCTCAGCTCCGATTCCAGCTTCCGTCCTTTGACTACTAGTCAGCTACAGGCTGTTTGTCTCAACAACCTCTCGTTTGCTGACCTTGAGAGCTACAGGCAGCTGAGTTACTCTCAGGGGGTATACGCGGGCATCGACTGGGGAACAGGGGAGAACAGTTACACCGTTCTCTTCTTGGCCACCTACGTGAACGGGAAGTTCCGCGTCATCTTCGCCCACAGGTTTACGGGAGAAGAGGTGGATCCCGAGATTCAGGTGGCGCGCATCATTGAACTCATCAAGTACTTCAATGTGAAGTGGGTGGGCTCGGACTATGGCGGAGGCTTTGGGAGTAACTACAAGCTGGTCAAGGAGTTTGGCTTTGAGCGCATCCGTAAGTTCCAGTACTTGGCCCGCTCTGCACAGGGCAAGATTGTTTGGGATCCAAAGTTGCAGCGCTACAAGGTCGCCCGTACCGAGGTAATGAGTGACATCTTCAACGCACTCAAGCGGGGGAAGTGTGAGTTCCCCAGGTGGGAAGAGTTCAAGGAGCCTTTTGCGCAGGACATGCTCAACATCTTCACGGAGTACAGCGAGACCCTACGCATGATTCAGTACAAGCACGGGGTATCGAACCCCGATGACAGCTTCCATGCGTTCCTCTACTGCTGGCTGGCATCGATGTTTGACCATCCGCGCCCCGACATCATTGCCCCTGATAAAGAGGACGCACAGGGGTTCAACCTGCAACGCTGGGACGGCCCGATAGATCAGGATTGAGGGCTAGAAGAAAGGCCCTGGGGCCCTTCTCGGTTACTCACTTCACCAACGTAAGGGTGTAACCAGGGCACTGTGCCTTGCCCTCACGTAGGAGGGTTTGCCGTACTTCCTCTGGGATCTCTCCCAGGTTGCTCATGGTGAGGTGTAGCTCTCCTCTGCGTAGTTTGCAGACCTGCAAGGGACTTATGTCTCCGAACATTCCTTTGCCCTTATCCGCACACGCGACACGGATACCCGTGGTGAACTTGCCGTGTCGCGTGTGCTCCACACCAACCAGTGCTACCTCTACCCCCTTTGCCGCCTGGCAAGGATGGTCATCAACAAGTTTGTATGTTTTCATAGTGTTTCTCCATGGTTATTATCCCCGAGAGGAGAGCACTTTGCATTTCAGCCTTCTGTTGCAATCAGCATGATCTCGTGCACCTCACCCATGAAATCACGAGGCACGGTGGTTATCGCCTTCCGAACGCCGTAAACCAACACGCAGTAGGCGAAGACCTGCGAGGTGAGTTGTTTGCACGCGGCGTGCAGCCTCCCATAGATGAGGCGGGCTTCGACGTCAAAGGTACAGGCCTCTACGTCTTGGTGGGTACGCAGTTGGCGGGAGAGCTCCATGAAAGGCGTCCAGGAGTCCTTCACCCCCACTACCTCAGAGGTGTGCTTGAGGTACACATCAGTGACTCCGAACAACTTGTCAGCCCAGTAGGCTACCTTCTCCTTGCCGTTGATGATGCGTCGGCTGTCCTTCAACGCATCGGCGTACAGGCTTGCAACATCCTCTGGACGCATGGAGAGGGTCTTGGAGCTCAGACCCAAAGCAGCCTCGAGGGCATCAAGCCTGCGCTGGCTAGTGCGCGCCGTGGCGTAAGCTTGAGAAACGACCAGCCGTAGAGACTCTGTCTTGAGTCCCTTGGTGCGAGCCTCGCTAAAGGCGGCCACCTCAGCAGGGTCGTAGTACTCGCCCCGGCGGCCACCCTCTTCGGTGTATCGCGGGCAGAGTACTCCCTTGGTCTTCCAGTGCCGTAGTGTATCCTTTTGGATGCCCAGGAGGTCTGCAGCCTCCTGGGAGCTCAGTAGGCCGGTGCTTCCATTGTTCATGAACAACATGGTACTTCTAAAGGGCGTAATCGAAAGGGTTTCTGATGAATGACTTGCCCTCTATCACCCTGCTTCAGCAACAACACGCCACTCCTCACTCCGGAGAAGAGCTCGAGGTCCTAGGCAAGTGTGCCGCTGTGCGGTTTGCGGAGGGTCAGTATGAAACCCTCAACGATGCGGTCGTTTCCATGGTGAAGTCGGCTGGGTTGAGCCCTGAGCAGGTTCGCCGTGTTATCGAATTTGCCAACACAAAGGCCTACCTCACGGAGTTCAACAAGGAGGGGGCAGAGCACCGGTACGTGTCTTTCGCAGGCGGTCCAGCGGACCCTGCCGAAGTTTTGCGCACCCTCAACAGCGGTGCTGGAGGCACTGTGTTCGACCGGGGGGCCGCTGACTACCTGCTAGAGCCTCCCTCCCCGAAGCAGGCCGAGGTCTCCTTCGAGAAGAACGCCTCACAGCAGCCCGGGCCCTCTGCCCGGACCATCGCGGAGGACATGCAGGGTGATGTGAGCCGTGCATACGCCCTTCCTGGGTACAGCGGGGGCGGGGCAGTAGACCCATTTGGCCAGGCCCAGGCTCTTCAGCAAGTGCAGGCCCTTACGGCGCTCACTGGTAGGCAGCCTGTAGTAGCCAAGCACGCTTCACTCGACTTCAGCCCGGAAGAGTCGGCATTTGAGCGGGGGCTTGCAGCTCAGGATATTCCTTACCCAGATGCCGATCCTCTGGCGGACGCCTACGACTTGCAAATTAAACTCGCGGGAGCTGCAGAGCACCTGACCTCCACAGTGTTTGGGCTGGAAAGCGTGCTGCTTGACACCGTGGGAGACTTGTACCATCAGGTAAAGCAAGCCGCGCTGGAGGGCTCCACCCTCGGGCAGATCGTAGCAGCCTGGGGCACTGTGGTGCCAAGCGAGGCTTACGTGAAGGTAGCCTTCGCAGAGATAGGTCCTCGGCTTATTGCTGATGAAGTGCTTCCCTCCTTAGATGCCTTGGAGGCCTCGTTAGAGAAGACCGCACACCGCGGCTTGGTCAATCTTGAGCACCCTGTCGTGGGCGCCATGGCGGCATTCTGCCTGGCACTGGACAAACTGGCAGAGATGCGCGGAGCGCAGGAGGAGCTCATCGAAGCACGTGAGCAGGTGACCTCTCAGCTTCTTGAGCTGCAGAAGACTGGAGGGATCCGTGAAGCTGGCGGCGTCTATGGTCTGGCCAAACGGGTGGCGGGGAAAGGGGGCGAGTTCGCTGAGAAGGCCGTAAAGGGTGCCGGCGACCTCGCCGTAGGCAGAGGTGCGAGGAGCACCGAACTTCTGGCCAAGGGAGTAGGTACCGCTGTGAAGTACTCGCCTCAGGCGGCTCTCGGTGCAGGGGCTGTCATGGCAGGCACTGGGGTTCACGATAAGGCACAGGAGTTCAAGATGCGCAGGCAACAGCGTGCCATGATGAGGGGAGGTTACTGATGAACCCTGTTGAGGAGGCGCTTGAGGCGCTTGAGAAGGAAGCAGGACTTGGAGGATTTGCGCGCAAGGCTCTAGAGAGCCCTGCAGGGCAGAGCTTTAGAGAGGCTGCAGGGGCCTCCTTCGGCGTTGCTGCTGTTGCGGGCATCGGCGCAGGCGTCGCAAAGCTGGTTGATGCAGTGCAGAAGAAGCGTCAATTCGGTGCGATGCTGGAGGTCAATCCAGACCTTCGTGAGCACCAAAGGACGAATGCTCCTTTCTTCAACACTGCCTACAACTCCATGCGCACAATGAACCCCAGCTACGGGAAGGACCCCATTGTCGCAGGTACAATCATGCGTCGCATGATGGAGTCTCCTGACGCAGCTGGTGGGGTCTTGATGTCCACGATGCGTGACCCAGCAGCCCCTGGAGGGTCCATGCTGCGCGCGGACTTCAGGGCGGGACCGTTCAGTATCAGCAAAGATCTCTGAGTGATGTACAAGCTCAGCACCTTCCTATCAGAGAGGGATCAGGGTTACTCGGCCATCCCCCTTTTTGGACCAGCCGACAGCGCCTTCGAAAAGACTGCTGCGCCGAGCCTCCTACCGGAGGTGCTACGTTACATTGATCAGTTGAGGCCCCGTGCTGGCTCTCAATACGTTCTCGTCAACGCCATGGGGGCAGGGGAGTACTATGGTTCCAACATAAACGGGGACCACTTTGAGGAGGCAGGTCTCATCCACACTCCTCCCGGGTGGAGGGGGGACCCTGCCCATGACAAGGCACTAGGGAAGAGCTGGACCTACGGGTACCCCACCTTCTACAACGCCTACCCCTACGCGCATCATCGGAACAAGGACCCTGGTCGTGCCTACGGCGATGTAGAGCTAGCAGTGTGGCACGAGGAGATGAAGCGCGTTGAGCTTGTCTGCCGGGTAGACCACGATAAGTGCCTGGAGTTTGGGGGCGTGCCTGTCTGGGACAAGCTCAAGGTCGGGCAGTTCCCCGACGTCTCAATGGGTTCGAAGGTTTGTTTTGACCTTAGCTCTATCACACTGGACAAGGACCTTTACCAGAGGGCTCTTGCTACGTTTGACCACAAGAAGCATCCCTACCCGGGTATCGCTGCCCTTGAATTCCACAAGAAGCTGAAGGCCAAAGACGGGGTTGGGGTTCGCGGGTTGAGCATTACCCGTGCGGATTACGACGAGTGGACGCGTAATCATATGAACCGCATCCTGCCTGATGGCAGGAAGGTGTTCGTCTACAACCCCTTCCCACGCTTCTTTGACATCTCCTTTGTGTTCATCGGCGCAGACCGCACAGCGAAGACAATGGTGTTCATCGTGCGTCACGGCGACAAGCGGTACGTCCCAAGTGCCGAGGCCGGCGAGAAGGTGGCCCATGTATCGTTGCAGCCCGAGGAGTTGCTAGAATGTAAGGAGGCTAGTGTTCAAGATGAAGTCCTTCTCAGGGCTTTTGGAGGGAAGTTGGCAGGGCTCAAGCAGAGTGAGCTGACTAAGGAGATCCCCGCGGACAAGGCGGTAACGCTTCTCGAGGAGACAGACGAGGACCTCCCCGGCTGGGCGATGCGTGCCTTGGAGGCGGTGCCTCAGGAGAAAGCGCTAGGGACTACGGCAGGCATGGGCATCGTCCTGAAGCCTCGTGAGTTCCAGCGTATCACTTTGGCAAGGCTTGGCGGGAGCCAGCTACTACCTTGTGCCTGTAGCGCGCCTGAGCAGGAGATGAATGGAAGCTTTGGGGCAGCTGACTTTCTACCCGCTCTTGCTCGAATTCTGCAGCCCTTGTTAGCGAGGCGTTCTGGCCTTGGGCCCTTCATAGAACAGCGGGTGTTGTTCTCCACAAGCCGGCCAGAAGAATCCATTACTTCCCATTCACCTGAGGACCTACGTAAGATTGGGGCTGCATACAGTAAGTATCGAAACACCCTGATGAACGTTGCAGCCTCAGCCCAGGACCTTCTGCCTTCAGCTTTCCCAGCTGAGGCGGAGATCTCTAAGTTGTCCTCTGCACCGGCAGGGGATGTATTCACGCCCCTTTCCTTTGGCTATCTACGTAGCGCCTTTCGGGGGCACTGGGACGCAGAGTGCTAAACTCCGGATTCGTCAGCTGCCAGCGTGTAGAGAGGGCTCCTCTCCAAGACCACGTCGATGTTTGGCACGCGACACCAAACACAACAGACTGTAGGAGAAACTCATGACCATGCATAGCTGGCTAAGCGAGATGTACGGAACCAATGGCGCGGAAGCAGAAGCGCAGACCAAGACTGCCCAACTGGAGCAGTTTGCGAAGCTTGCAGCCGACAACAACATCGACCTGAGCACGCTCTCGCCTGAGCAGCGCACGGACCTGTACAATCACACCTTCAAGGTAGCCTCAGAAGACGGGGATGAGGACGATGAGGGCGGCGACTCGGATCCAGAAGAGAAGGACACCGAAGAAGAGGCCAAGGCCGAGCACGAAGACAAGAAGGAGGCTCAGGCCAAGTTTGCCGAGGCGGATATGATGGGCCGTATCATGGCGCATGCACTTCACAACGAGTTGAGCGCCATCGAGAAGGATGCTGGCGTGAAGGACCTTTATGGGGCGGCTCGAAAGGCCGTCGAAGGAGCTGCGGGGGCGGTTAAAGGCAAAGGGCAAGCGGCTGGCAGCGCTATTGCGGACAAGGCGCGAGCGGCTGGCAGTGCTATTGCGGACAAGGCGCGAGCGACTGGTGGCGCCGTGAGCGGCGCAGGACGAGCTGCTGGTGACGCCGTGAGTGGCGCAGGGGCTCGCGTCAAAGAGGTGGCCACGGGCAGCAAGCTTCGATCTTTGGAAGGGGCTGTCAAATCCGTAAAGAGCAGGGGTAGGAAGGAAGTCCTTCAGGGGGCCCTCAACGCGGAGAGGCGTAAGGTTGTGGGCCTCCGCGCTGCAGGGGGTGCTGCTGCCCTGGGTGGTGCTGCTGGGGTCGGTGCTGTTGCTGGGCGAAAGACTGCCTCGGCACTGGACATGCTTGGAGTCGAGGCTGCAGTGAAGATTGCAGCGGCTGCAGGATACGACGTGGATGAGTGCGTTGCGCTCCTCACACAGGCAGATGAGGCTGATGCCTTTGCTGGTGGTGGTGAGAAGGTCGCCTTCGTTGAGGACTTCAACGATGCGCTTCATGTCCGTGGACTTGAGATGCTCGAGACCGTGGGCTACCCAGTGGACTGGTCTGAGGTCTTCGGCGGGTAAGTAGCGGGGCATGATGCGACGGGTCAAAGTAGCAGCGGCGTTGGGTTCGGGATTGCCCGACTCGGTGAAGTCCGAGGCCGCTGCTACGCCCGCTGCTACGACAGCTCCGGTTGTCGTAGGGAACTCACCTGCCCCAGGGCAAACGGGACCCCGGGGCATGTCTTCGCGCACCACATACTCCCGCTCGAATACAGGATCTTTGCCGGTATCAACGGTAGGGTCCGAAGGTAAAGCATCCTCCCCTCGCGGCCTAGAGTTTCTGCCGTCGAAGGTGGCTTTTCAGGAGAGAACTATGGAAACAATCCAAGGTCGACCCACGATGCAGTCTCTGGTCAAAGAAGCCATGAGTGGCGCAGCCGCCAGGGTCAGTATCACGGACGAAGCGGCACGCTCTCTTGGGCACCCCCAAGAGAAGACGGCAGCGCCAGCCCTCAAGGAGTCTTCGCTGACTCCCGGTACCGTCATCGAGAAGACGGCAGCTGCACTGGAGTGGTTGGCCAAGAAAGCAGCGGACCCGGGGAGTGCTCAAGAGGCGTCTCCCGGTGTAGGGCCCGGGCAAGGGCCTGGCGCAGTCCTTGAGGTCCTTACGCCCAAGAGTACGGGCGCGAATGTGGATGCAGGGCAGCAGGGGCAAGCAACGGCGAAAAATCAGCCACCGCTGAACCCGCCCATGGCGCCCTTCTCGGATAACGAGGGCCCCTCCAACGCAATGGCCACCAACATTGACATGAGGCACAAGGGGCAGCCGGTGGACCCCATGAACAATGAGAGGGCGTCCAACGAAGCCCAGAAGACCTCGGCAGCCTTGGCTGCAAGGAACCTTCAGGTACTCCTTGGGAGCACCAAGCAGGCGAGTGTCTACGAGCGCAACCTGGCTGTTCTTGGAATCACCAAGAAGGCAGAAGATGCCATCAACCCAGCGCAGATTTCGGCAGGTCCGGCATCCGCAATGGGCGAGGAGGCCCCTGACGGCGTCAGCGCCTCAGGCGAGGGACCAGTGCCCGCAGTGCCTAGCGATGTCTCCAAGCAGGAGAACCTCATCGGCTCCAATGAGTCCGCCATCAACTTCACCCGGCGCCAGGCCAAGGCTGACCCAAAGAGGGACTTGGGCCAGGTTCTCTCTGAGCCCGCTCTCTCCTCCGCGACGGACAAGGGGCTCTCCGCCAACTTTGAGCATACCGAGTCATCGGGGGCCAAGGTTGCCTCGAGTCGTCTAATCAAGACGGCCGCAGCGCATGCGCTGCTTCTCAAGATGGCAGCAGAGGCGGAAGCAGAGGCGGCCGCGAAGAGGAAGCCCAAGGAGAAGAACTCCCAGATGGGCGGGCAACTCTCCACCCCCTCTGCACAGAGCGGCTTCAATGCTGCTACTATGGGAGCCTAAGATGAATACCAAGGAAGCAGAATTCTGTAAGGGCGCGGCTGCCTTGCTCCGTCAGGTCGGGGGCGAGCGGGATGAGCTGCTCGAGAAGAACGCCTCTCTGACTCAGAAGGTGGCGCGGTACGAGCGCAGAACACATGCCGAAAAGGTTGCAGCACAGATGCACCAAAAGGGCATCAACACCGACATTGAGTTTCCTACCCTCGTGACTGACCTCGAGAAGGCAGCCGAAGAGGGTAGGTTGCCCGTCATCGAAGAGGCGGTATCGATGACCTGCGAGGACATGGGCTTGAAGACCGCGAGTATTCGAGAGACGCCGACGGGAGCCGGAGAGGACCCTCTCACAAGCTTCCTTCTCGGCAGTGTAGGCTGAGAGAGGCCCTAGCCCCGAAGGATAAGGAGTAGCCAGATATGAGCACCGTGCTGAAGACCAATTTCGAGCCCCGCTCGAACCTCATGAACCTCCAGACGCGCGACTTTCCGCTCGTTGATCCCACTCTCGTCAACCCTCTGTCTGCCTTGGCGACAGTGGACGGGGAGTGGATGGAGGTTACCTCAGCGTACAAGATGCAGCGTGCAGCTGACGTCGCGTCCGCCGGCAACGCCGCAACCGCGCAGAGTTACCCACTCTGGGCAGAGCGGGGACGTACCGATATTCAAGCCAGGGGGACCCGTGCGGCTCCTGTTATTTGGCTTGGTCAGTGGGAGGCGGATACCCGCATCTTCCTCGTCACCTCCATGGTGATGGGAGGCTGTGTCTCCGTTTCGTCTGTCGACCTCGCCGGCAAAATCTGTTCAGGTCTTGTCGCCAACGGCACCATCGCTTCTGTAGGCGGGGGTATCACGGTTGGCTACATCACTCGCCTCCCCGCCACCAATGGCGGCAAACTTCGAATTCGCGGCGGGATGCTCTTTTGAGAGCAGCTTGGCCCCACAACCCCACAGAAAGATAGAGGAGACACTATGTCTGGTGCCACTTCGCCGCGCATGCTCAACGATGCCTTCACGAGCAAGCTGAGCTCAGCCGAAGGCAAGGAAAAGATCGCACAGTACGGGGGCGCTTACATCCGCGACCGTCTGCGCGAGGTGAGCTTCGCGCGCAAGATTCTACCCCCTGAGCAGTTGACTCGTACGGACTGCCAGCGCTCCACCAATCACGACACTCTTGTGAAGATCGTGGACATCGAACCGAGGAGCAGGGCGATGGCTATCACGTTCCGCGGAGGACCCACGACTACCTTCATCCGAGGTGGCCGGGCCGAGGCCGCGTTCTTCACCATCTCTTCGGAGATCTTCCAGAAGACGGAACAAGAGCTTCTCGCATACGAGATGCCCATCACCAAGATCATCGAGGAGAACTCGGTGAAGGACATCCAGGAGATTGAGGACCGCGAGTTCTTGCTCCACGTCGAAGCGGCCGTTCAGGCTCTTCAGACAGAGGCCAACGGTGGTACTCCCAGAGCGCTCAACACTACAACTGTTACGGGCGGTACGGTTGTAGAGTTCTCCATCCGTAAGGGTGAGCTGGCTCGTCAGGTCGGGGCAACCCCCGATGCGACGGTTCGGCCCATTCAACGGACGGACATTGTCAACCTCTTCAAGATGCTCGACGGGAATCGTCTGAGGGCTGAGCGTTTGCTCATGACCGAGGTCGACTACGACGACGTCCTGCAGTGGACGGTCGATGATACGGGCGACCGTATACAGTCGGAGACCACCGTCGAGGGATACAAGTACAACACCTTGCTGGGGCGTGCCTATGTGCGGACCATCAAGACTGACATCCTTCGTCCCGGTAACGTCTACGTGTTCACGCGCCCGGAGTTCCTCGGGAAGTTCTACATCCTGAACAACACGAAGTTCTACATCGACAAGGTGGCGAACCTCATCTCGTTCCAGGCATGGGAAGACATCTCGATGATGATTGCCAACATCGCGTCGGTGCGGAAGCTCGAGCTCTTCGGAGCGGACGCCAACCCCACTACGGATGCCAACAGCCTCATCGCCAACTTCATACCGCGCGAAGAGGAAGACCTGGGAGTGGCCAACAACCGGGTTGATGAAGGACTGAAGTTCCCTCAGGTAATTCAGTTCTAAGCTGACCGATCGTTTCCTGATTGGCCCAGAGAGGGCGCTGGCGCCACGTGTGCTGGCGCCCTTTTCTCGTATTGGGCTACCCTAGAGGGACCATGACTGAAAAGCACTTCCATGTTCACAATCTGACCCGCAGCCGCGAGACGCGCCTCACGCGGTCAGCGGCTCCGACGAACTCCAAGACTGTCCTGCATCTGGGCGGGGGTGCTCTTCGGATCCCGAGGGGCAGGCCTGCTGCCATCACAGAGGCAGTACTTGTGCGAATGACCCAGGAGCTCCTTGCGAAGGAGAAGCAGGGACTTCTCAAAGTCACCACCCCTGTGGGGCTTCGAGTAGACATCCAGACAAGGCAGCCCCTCCAGCTCTTGCCCAAGGCACCCCCCAAACCTCGGTTCCCTACGGACTCGGCGCAACGAGATTCCAACGAAGGGATTGGGCAGGCCATGCCGCAGCACTGGAACAACGAAGCTCAAATGGCTAAGCCCCCGCTTCCCCAACTCTTGGTCAAAGCACTC